ACGCCGACCCCTCCATGTACTGCATGACGGCACGCTGCGCGTTGAGCGCCGGCCCGTACTTCGCCTGGGCCACGATCTCGTCGACACCCGGGAAGTAGCCGGCGAGAATCCGGCGCTTCAGCGCGTCCACCACCTCGGGCGGGATCAGCAGCGGCTCTCCGGTCGTGTCCTTGTGGTAGGCGGCGAGTTCCTGAAAGAACCCGTCCACGCCGCCCAGGGCACCGATGAGCCGGCGCTTCTCGGCCGCGTCGGTGACGAACACCTCGATGAACCAGGCGAGGAACCACATGTTGTCGCGGTGGTAGGCATCCGCGATGAGGCGGTCGTCGAAGAGGTAGCCGCCTTCCGGGCAGACGTGGACGAAGTCGGCCACGATCCCCATCAGGTCCCGGATGATGCGACCCTTCACAGCGGGGTGCCTTCTCCGGTCGGGACGCGGTTCAGGTAGCCAGCCTCCTCGCGCGAGTCGAGCCACTCGGAGGCCTCGATACGCCGCGGCGAGTGCTCCTGGCCGTCCGGGGTCCTCGATGCCTTCCACTTCTTGTCACGGATGTCGATCATGGCGGCGACCTTGGTGGTGCTGCCGGTTACCGCCTCGGCCACATCTGCCGCGAGGGCCGCCGCGAACGACTGGCGGAACATCACGTCCATCTGCATCGGGTCGGTGACCTGGGACGTGTACTCGACGTTGAGCGGCGCACCGATGTCGGTGATGATCTTCCGCCCCTCGATCCGGTAGGGGTAGCGCGCGGGGTTGTCGAGTTCGAGCACCCGCAGGCAGTCCACCGGCATCGTGAAGGCGTTGTCGAAGCCCCAGAGAGGCGCCGTGGCGTCAGCCGCGAGGGACGCGCGCTTGGTGGCGAAGTTCCAGGGATGCCGGCGCAGCTCTTCGTCGCGGACTTCGTCGAACCGCTCTTTCAGCAGTCTCGCAGTCTTCGACGATTCCTCGAGCGAGTTGATGGTCCTCTCGCCGAGGAGTACGAGCGCGGCATTCGCGATCGAGGTCTCTGAAGGAGTCGATGCCATGGGGTCCTCCGAAGGTCAGAGGCGCCCCTTCGCCACCCCCTGTGTAGTGTCGGGGCGCCCCGTCCCCTCAATCACTTCCCAGCCGAGGTGAACAACGCCTCCAGAACGATTTCGACGCCTGCGGTCGCAGACTCCGCGCGGATGATCCCCACGATGTCGAACATCGCCGGAGCCTCCTGCGCGTTGGCGTAGGAGGCGCTTCCAGTATTCGCCAGCTCCCATATCGACAACCCACGATCCCAGTCGTCGATGAACGACGAGATCATCACATCGACACGCTGCCGCAGTGTCGTAAGCACCAAGTCGTCGTCGAAGAAGAGATCCTGGTCGATGAGCGCGCCGCCCTCCTCCGCCGTGGCGTAGAGGCCGATGTCCAGAGTCAGCGTGGTGCCACCGTCTCCTGGTGTCGAGATCAGCAACTCGATCAGGCGATCGTCCCGCTTCATCGGGAAGAAGTAGAGGAGATCGCCGGCCGCGGTGCCGGTCGTGGTGGTGATGGTGCAGCGCCTGTAGCGGATCGACGCCCCATCGACCCCCGCCGGGACCTTGACGCGCGGGATGTCGACCGTACTGCCACTGACCGTCGCCGTGTAGTGGTCGCTATAGATCAATGCCATGGCTTACTCCGACGTGTACCAGGCCTCCAGCACCAGCTCGGCCCCCACCGTCACCGCGGTCTCGGTGTTCATGGTGATGACGACATCCCACTGCTCGTGCGGGTCGTTGTCGTAGACCGTGGACGCCAGGCCCTCGTCGGCCATCTGGAAGAGCATCTTGCCCCGGTCCTCGTCCTCGAGCGCGCCGAGGATCAGCAGATCCACATGGGCAGCGGCGGCCGTGAGGTCGGACATCGGCACCGTGGCGGCGGCGCAGAACAGATCGAGGTCGATGACCGCTCCGCCGTCCGAGGCTTCCTTGTAGACACCCGCGTCGGCCGTCATTGTGGTGCCGGTGAGCCCGGGATTGCTGAAGTACAGGAACAGCAGCCGGTCGGCGGTCTTCAGCGGGAAGAAGCGGCACTGCTCGCTGTCCGTGACGCCAGCCGCCACGGTGACGCTGCCACGCTTGTAACGGACTTTCGCGTGCGAGAGGCCCGGTGCGACCTTCGGGCGCGGATCCTGAATCGCGGTCCCGCCGACGGTCGTGGTGTAGTGCTCGCTGTAATAATCGGCCATGGGGTTGGTCCCCTTTCGGTCAGTGCGCCCAAGGCCGCCGGCCGGAATCTCCGCTCCGGCGGCCTCGAACTCAGCTTGGGATCACGGGCTCTGGTCGTTCAGGATTTCGACCACGCCCTTCTCGTCCATCCGGGTCGCCCCGGCGTCGAGCTCGTGGCGCACCTGGACCGAGTGCCGCTTCTGCGGCAGCACGTCCATGAAGCTCCGCGGCTCCTGGCCCACTGCGAGGGTCATGCTCTGCTTCACCCACGCGAAGTCGGACCGGATGTCTCCGGACGAGACCGACAGGCGCTGGCTCTTGATGAAGTCGAAGCCGAGGAACGTGTCGATCGCACCGTTCACGAGAGCGCGGACGGTGTTCGTGTCGATCGACTGGATGGCCGAGTCGGCCAGCAGGTTCTGGCGACCGGCAGCGGCGGTGACGATGCTCCAACGGTTGTCTCCGTCGTCCTCGTCGTTCTCGGCCGCCTCCAGAATCGCGCGCGACTCGGTGAGCTTCAGGATCGTGAGATCCACGCTCGCCGTGGCGATCTGGTAGTTGGTCGTGTCGAACGCTGCGGTGCCAGCTCCGGCGACACCCGTGGACGCCGTGGCGTCGAAGGCCGTGATGATGATGTCGTCCAGCCGCCGGTTGGCCGCTGCCGCCATCGAACGGGTGTACGCGTTGATCGGGTCGTTCAGCAGCCGCCTGCGGTCTGCCCGGTCCACGAGGTCTGCGACTTCGTAGGTGGCGAGCGTGACCATCCTGCGCCGATGCGGAGTGTCCGTGTACTCCGTGTCGCCGTGGCGGTTGGTGACGAGGTTCATCACAGTGGCGTCGGTCTGATCGAAGAATGCGCGGTCGCCCTCTACGTCGGCGTCGAGCATCACGGCGTCGCGGAGACGACTCGGGATCTGCTGCTGGAGCAGCCTTACCCCGGCGTTGTACTCCCGAACAAATGCGGTGGTGACTTCGAGACTCAATGGATAGCCCTCCATCCGAAATCGGTTGATTTCAGCGAAGAGCTACCCGCGTGCGACGCGGACTCGTTCTCACCTTGACGGCGTGTGGCCGGCCCTGCTTTCGGGCGAGCACCTGGACCGCCTATGCGGCTCCCCAGGAGTACGCGGAGAATCTATGCCTACTTCGGTCCTCGCGTCAAGCGGCCGGGGTTTCGGGATTCGCGATGGCGTTGAGCATCCGCCACTTCGCCTTCACGATCTTGTGGTCCGGGTGGCTCTTGGTGACGATGGCCTTGGAGGTCTCGCTGCCGGGGTGCTCCATGATTTCCAGCTCGGCCTGCGCCTCGGCCGGCGACATCAGCGCGCCAGCGGTCGAGGTCTTGTCTGCGAACATCCCGTGTTCGCCCATCTGCTTCCCGATTTCGATGAAGGCCTTGTTCATGGCGGGGTGGTTGCCGAGCAGCGTCCCGTCTGCGAGCGGGATGTTCTCGACTTCCTTCAGCAACTCCGGGCCGAAGCCTGCCAAGGCTGCCCGGCCACCCATCTCGATGGCGCCGTCATAGCCGTCTCCGAGCTCGGCGCGCAGCGCCTTCTCGGAATCCTCTCGCCCCTGTGCCACAGCCACCTGGGCCTGCATCCACGCTTCTCCCTGGTGCTTCGCGAAGGCGCGGATCACGCCGTTCACCTGCTCGTTGGAGAGCCCCGAGGCGTGCATGTCCTCGACCATGTTGGTCTGGAGGTTCGGATCCCACGGCATCCCCTGCGGCGGCGCGAAGTCGCCGAGGTCATAGCCCTCCGCGGTCTCGGGGCGGCCGAGCGCGTTGTAGTAGCGGGCCATGTCCTCGGGCGTCGCGTCCTTGCCGGGCTTCGTGACCTTCTCGCCGCCCACGAGCTTCTGCACGTCGACATGCGAGCGGACCAGGCCCTCGAAGCCGGACGGGGTCTCGCCCGAGCTGTAGGGGTCGAGGATCGGGTTGTCGCGCAGTTCGGCCGGCAGCGACGCGCGCATCTTCGCGAAGTCGTAGGACGCGGCGGGCGGCTCGACGACGGGCGGGGTCTCGACCGGAGGGGTTTCTACCGGGGTTTCCACGGGCGGTGTTTCTGAACTCATTGAGGGGACTCCTACTTGTTTGCGAGCGCGAGATCGCGCAGGCGGCCGATGACCATGAAGTCATCGAATTTCAGCGTCTTCATAATGTCCACGACCATGCTCCGGCGGCCCTCTAGAAAAGCCGTGTGGGTCGGGTCTTTCCCCTGCGAGTAGGTCGACTCCAGTTGCCGGCCCTTGACGTAGAGGTCGTGGAAGACCCGCTCGCCGGCCGGTGAGGTGAACGTGGCGATGTAGTCCTCACGGATCCGCTCGCGGATTTCCGTGGCTTCGTCCGATGCCGCGAGCGCAGCCGCGCGCTCCTCGGGGGTGAATCCGAGGTTGTCGAGGTCGGCCTCGCTCACGCGGCGTTCACCTCTTGCAGCTTCGCGATGCCGGGCAAGAGCTTCGAGACGGTCTCACCTGTCTGCTGCAACTCCTGCGCCTGCCGGTCCTGCTCGATCACCTGTGCCTGCTCGCGGCGGATCTCGATCACGTCGGCCTTCGGCCGCAGCACCTTCACCGGGGTGCCGTTGCCATCGAAGATCGCCCGGATGGCCTCGTCGAGATCCACGTTGTCCATCACCGAGGGGTCGACCTGGGCGATGGCCTGGGCCGCCGCGAAGGAGTCGAGAATCGCCTGGGACTCGCTGGCCTTCTGTGCGCGGGCCACCGGAGAGACGTAGTCGACGCGCAGATCCTGGCCCTGCAAGAAGTCCGGTGCGGGCGGGAAGTCGCGGCGGCGCGAGAGAATCCCGTAGACCCGGTCGATCAGCGGGTTGAGCAGATCCTCGGCCATGCGGCCCAGCACAGGCGAGAGTTGCCGCTGAGCGAGCCTCGCCAACTCGATCACCTGGGTCGCCGTCATCCGCGGGTCTTGGAAGGCCTGGATGATCTCGGAGTGGAAGCCCTTCTCGATCTTCTTGGAGCGCGTCTCGATGAGGTCGGCCGAGAGGTTGAGCTGTGCGCTGCTCTCCAGGTAGCGGACCGGGTCACTGTTGCCATCGCTCTGGACGACGATCTGAGCCGAGGGCGTCACGCTGATCTGGCTGCCGGGCATCACGCCGTCGCTCTCGACCAGCAGCGGCGGGTCGGCGGCCTTCTCGATGTTCCGGATGAAGGTGCGCCAGATGGCGTTGAGCATCTTCTGGTCGGGGAGGTGGTCGATCCCCGGGCAGCGCGCGTACATCTCGCCCGCGTCGACACTCCAGCGCGCCACGAGGTAGGGGTTCTCGTGGAAGCCACCTTCCGAGACGATCTTCTTCTCCTTCGTGGAGAGGTAGATCGACTCCCACGGCATGCCGGCGGCATCGATGCGGCCGGGCACCGGGAGGCCCCGCTTGCGGACGTGGTGGATGAACTCCGACTCGTTGTTCGGGTTCTTCTGCGCTGCCGC